CAGTGTTCCTACTGCTGATCCCGCACAAGATGTATGTAGTCACCTTGTTCCTGGCTGTAAAGCTAGATTCGGCGCACAAGCTGTCCTTCCATTCATGGCATTCCCAGGAACCGCTAAACCAACAATTTCATAATGTTACATATCACAACTCCTAAGAACATTACAAACACTATCCAGGTAGAGTTTCAGGCATATGCTGCCTCGAAATTCCCTCAGGAAGCTTGTGCCTTCGTTATCGATGGGAAGTTAGTTCCTGTTGAGAATATCAGTGATGATCCAGAAAACACTTTTAAGCTCTCTACAGTCGACACAACTCTAGTCACAAAGGCACAAGGCTTTATCCATTCACACCCGCATTCAAGCGCAGTTCCCTCTAAAGCTGATATGCAATCTCAAATTGTCGCTGGAATTCCCTTTGGCATTTGTACTTCATCTAGTGAAGGTGCCACACAAATCATGTGGTTCGGTGATCATACCCTTGATATTCCATTAGAAGGAAGACCATTTATCTTTGGTATGCTTGATTGTTATGATCTTATTCGTTCTACCTTCTGGCAACAAAGACAAATCAAACTAAAGAATTTCCCTAGATGGACCGCATTTTGGGATGACAATACTCCTCTATATGAGGACTATTATCCCGATGCTGGATTTGTGCCTGTAAATGATCTTCAAAAATACGACGTTATTCTAATGAAGATTGGACGGTCAGAGGTAGCCAACCACGCTGCTATCTATATCGGTGATCATATGATCATGCATCATCTAATGCCGAAAGAATCAAGAATTGACCTACTTGGTAGATGGTCCAAATTTGCTGTAAAGACTTTAAGATACAATGGCTAAAATACATTTATACGGATTCCTAGCTGAGAAGTATGCTCCAGTTTATGAGCTAAATGTTCATTCTGTTCCAGAAGCGATCAGAGCTATTGGCTCAGGTCGTCCCGGCTTCTCTACTGATATCAAAGAGAATAGCTTTCGTATCGTAGTCGGTGATTTACATACAGGTGTAGGACTAGATGACCAGTCAATCAATCTAAGAACGCAGCGTGATATCCATATCATTCCTTCTGTCGAAGGTGCTCGGGGCGAGTTAAAGACCGTCCTAGGGGCTGTATTGTTCGTTGCTGCTTTCGTCCTAACCGGCCCTATGGGCCCTATGGCTGCAATCGGCGCTCCCATGACCTTACAGGTTATCCAGACCGCTATGTATATGGTTGCCATTTCAACTTTTATGTCTGGTGTAAGTATGATGCTTTCTCCAGGGGTCCAAGACGGCAAGAAAGAGAATAGCGGCGTTTTCGGTAACGAATCTGGTATCGCTCAACAAGGTAATGCGATTCCTCTCCTATATGGACAGATGTATTGTGATCTTATGCCAATCTCTGTCGCCATTGAAAACGAAGTTCACGACACAAGTTCTTCCGATCCCGTATGGCTAGCTTTTGCTAGTGCAATAGGCGGCTGGTCAGGTAATGACCTGATTTAGATTGACTAAAAGTATACTCTATAAGATAATCCGTTTATGCAAGAATTATTTCAGTTAGAAGGTGCTGGTGGTAAACTCGGTGGTGGCGCATCTAGTGATGCAGATGACACCCTTAAGGCACACAGTACATTCCGTGGGCTTTATGTTGTAAGCGAGGGGCCTATTGTTGGTCCTCCAGACACTAACATTGAATATGACGTATATCTAAACGATGTTCCAATCAGGGATCAAGAGGGCCGACTTAATTTCCAAGGGATGAGTTGGGCGTTCAACTTTGGTTCCCCTGACCAACAGAACATCCCTGGTTTCGATGCTGCGTATACTCCTGTAATCGTTGCTACTAAAGTATTTTACGGCTTACCACTGTCGGTAACAGTTGCCGGTGACTATGACGCTATTGCGGTAACGATCAAGCTACCCTCTCTTTATAAAGTTGGTGATGATGGCAGCTTAGGTGGTGCTGATCTATCTTTTGCTATTGATGTACTCCCTAATGGGTCAAGTACATGGGGTACGGTGTATCAAGAAAATTTCACCAATGAAAAAACTACCACCGAATATGAACGTACCTACAGAATTGATCTACCTCCTGGCGGAAGTCCCTGGCAAGTTCGACTAAGAAGAATCACCGAAGATTCGACTTCAGTAAAACTGTCGAACGATCTTTATTTCCAAAGATATGACACCATCATTGATGGTAAGTTCAGCTATCCAAATATTTCGCTGCTTGGCCTTATGCTTGACGCCAAGCAATTTGGTACTCAAATTCCTAAGGTTTCTGTAAAGTGGAAGGGTATCAAGGTTTGGGTTCCTACCAACTATGATCCAATTGACAGAACCTATGCGACTTCCGGCCCAGGAACTTCAGGCGGAATCTGGGATGGTACGTTCAAACTAGCCTGGACAGATAATCCAGCTTGGATTTTCTATGACATTATCATTAATAATCGTTATGGATTAGGACAAGAACTAAATCCATTAAATGATCCTGCTAATGCCCTAATCGATAAATGGAATTTATATACTATCGCACAGTATTGCGATGGTGCAGTTGATAATGGATTCGGCGGAACAGAACCCAGGTTTACTTTTAACGCCTATATCACGACTCGTTCAGACGCTTTTACCTTCCTACAACAGATGGCCTCTACCTTTAGAGGTATTCTATATTTCTCTTCAAATCAGATTTATGTGTCTGCTGATATCCCTGAGAATGTTGATACGTTCTTCACTCAAGCAGACGTTAAAGATGGTCTATTCAATTATGTAGGTTCTCCACTGAAAACGCGAAGTTCTGTCGTGGTGGTGGAATGGAAAAATCCAAACAACCAATACAAGACTGAAGTTGAAGTAGTCGAGGATTTCGACGCTATCCGTAAGTTCGGATATCGACAGAAGCAAATCCAAGGTATGGGTATTACCTCTAGGGGTGCAGCTAGACGTTTAGCTAAGTGGCTTCTTCTAACAGAGAAGATGCAGACCGAAACTGTCACCTTTACAGGCGGTTTGAAAGCGGCTCAACTTACCCCAGGCATGATTATCAAGGTTGTAGACTCCTACAAATCAGGTGTAAGATGGGGTGGACGACTTCTAGACGCACAGTATGACGGTGCTAACACTATATTCACTCTTGATAATCCGGTCACTCTTGCCGTAGAAGCATATACTTTTACTTACGTAAATGCAGACGGAACTCTAAGTCAGGGTATTTTCAGCGGAACCGTTGGCGATACAAGCACTATTACTATAGCCGGGTCACATCCCATTCCCGATAGAGGGACTGTATGGATGCTCTCAAGTCCTGACCTGGATGGTGCTCTTTATCGTGTCGTCTCTATTACTGAATCTTCCCCAGGCGAATATCAGGTAATCGCACTACAGCACTATCCAGAGAAGTATGCCCTAATTGAAAACGGGCCAGATTTCCCTGATCCTCCTACTTCTGTACTGAATAACACTCAGCTACCTGCACCGACTAACCTCACGGTATCACAGTGGTATCAACCTGCTTCTGGCTCTATTTCACAGCCAAGAGTAACCATCTCATGGACTCCACCTAGTGATAAAAGAATTCTAGAGTTTGAACTTCAGGTTAAGACAAACACGACTCCGTGGGCTACTGTTTACACTGGACCTAATGTATCGTGGGACTCTACAGCCCTTAAGGTAGATACAGATACCACATATCAAGCTAGAGTACGCTCTGTCTCTGCTATCGGCACTGTGAGCGCCTGGACGTATTCATCTAACTTCTCTGCCCCCGGTGATGTAACAGCCCCAGACGCGCCTACAGGCCTCTCTGCTACACCTAATACCCAAGGTATTTATATTAGCTGGATCGTTCCTCCTATGCCTGATTTCGCTTACGTTCAGGTATGGGAAAGCTCAACCTCAAGTTTTGATGATGGCGTTTTGCTTGCACAAGTTGCAACGAATCACTATACAAGAACAATGAGTACCGCAGACGTTGACTATTCAGCAACCAGATATTATTGGGTACGAACAGTTACTCACTCTGCCGTTAACAACGTATCGGTTTGGACTGGACCTGTAAGTGCTACAACACACCACGTCGATACAGGGGATGTAGTTGTTGGCGCTATTACACAGGTTGACTATTTCGCTGGCGCTAATACAACCGTTCTAAGTGGTATAGAATCTGGCGATCTAGAAATTATTGGTCACACTACTATCGTGGATGGCGCACCCCATATTATCGACTTTGCGATTACCATGACTCACACAGGTACAGGAAATGCCGGTATCGCCGTTCACCTAAAGAGAGATGGTTCTAATATAGGTGACTACCCACTTTTCATCGCTGATAGCTTCCCCGGAACCTGTATCGTCAAGGCTATCGATCATCCTCCTGCTGGATTCCATACGTATAGCTTCACGGCTAACACAGCGCCTGGGTCATCAGGTACATCCACTTATGCTAACTCAGTATTGATTGTTACGGAACTTAAACGATAATGTACGTATATGCAGTTTTTAATAATGATGGTATTGCCATCGGTCTTGGTGCAGTGCCGGATTTCCAGACAGTGCAACGCACTCTAACTCTAGATTTCTATAAGGGAAAGACGACCAGAGCCCTCAACGGCACACGCTATGAGAACCTTAGGGTAGTCAATCAACTTCCGAGGCTGGACGAGCTTGACGCCCATATCACCGATGACGGCCTAACACCCGCGCCCGTACCCCTCTGATAAAAGCCCTTGAAATCAATTAGGGAACGTGCTATATAAACGCTATGGTTGCGGAGACATATTTGGTTTCCACTAACGGTGTTCCATGATATAATCAGTCCCTATTTAGGGGCAAGATATGGAACCAATTATTCTAGCAGTCACGTCAACCATCTTTGGTCAATATTCCGGTCCCTTTTGGGCGGTAGCCGGTGGGGCTGTAACAGCCTATTTCACGAAGATGTTCGGTAAGAACAAAGATAAACGTGATGACTTTACCGCAATTACAGACGCACTTTACAAACAAGTTCAACATCTATCTGAAAGAGTTGATCAAACAGAACACGAATTAAAACATTCAAAAGATGAGACAAGGAAGTGTGAGGAAAGATATACCGAGTTAGTTGAACGCTACACAGAACTAACAACTAGCTATCGTAGCGTTATTGAAACTAACGAAGAATTATCTCAGGAAGTAGAGGCCTTACGCCAAAAACTACAGGCGCACATTTCCTCAACACAAAGTATTAATGACACAACAGGAACTGATTCAAGAGCTTCAAGCTTTATCATCTGATAACCCAGATAGAGAAATTACAAGAGCCTTCTTTCGCGCTCAAACAGGAATTAAAGATAGTATGTGGGAGCCTCATTATGGCTCCTGGCTTGCATTCAAAGCTGCTGCTGGCCTAGAAAAAACAAAGACCGAACGTAAGTTTTACTCTGACGTTTCTAAGCACGCAGAACGTGATGAACTAAGACAAATCAACTCAGAGAAGCAAGAGTGGGAAGGGGCTTTCTTAAAGCCATCAGATAAAAGATTCCAGAGCATTCTAGCTGGTTCTGACTTCCACGATAAGCTTTGTGATCCCTTCACAAGACGACTATTCATCGAGACAGCTAGAAGACTTCAGCCCGAGAAGATCATTCTCAATGGAGATGTTCTAGACCTGTATGAATTTAGCCGATATGATCACGA